CAAAGTATGCGATTAGACCAACGCCAAAGGCGAGACCAATAAGAGTAACAAACAGCGCAAGGCACTGGACGTATTGTTCATCGTCTTTCCAATTAAGCATTATCAGACTCCGACAAAAGAGCAACAAGGGCGAACGATACTGGAATGGCAATTACAGCCACAAATAGAACAACATTAGCCATCACACTTCTTCTCCTATTTCAGCATAAAAGCCATCATAAACTTTATCTAATTCTACCTTACGGATCACATAATTATCATCAGCCGAAGCGCCTACACATAATGAAAGCAAATGCTGGCGAGCCTTCACATAGTCAGAAAACACACCCAGTAAGGTTGAACCCTCGTAGGCGATATCTAATGAGACGACATAGACAAACATGTTTTAGCCTTTCGCTTTGACACCAGCAGAGGTAAGGTTAACTTGTTTAGCACCACGGTTAGCGACAGTGCCCTTGACTAGAGGAAACGAGGTGTTAGCAGCATTTCTGCGGCCAGGCTTACATACGGTGATCGTTCCACCATTCTCAAAGTATGTCAACAGAGCATCGATTGTGTTGATATTCAATTGAAGGTTCTTCTTGGCAAACCGGGTGTTCATAATCTTTTCTCCATCGTTTATATGATCATTATACCACGTTTTGAGGAATAGTCAAGGAATATTTTGGAGGTTTGGATGCGACAGGATGTCGCACCCGTTCTTTGACTTAGATCAAGATAATGTTGTCAATGTAATGTTGACAGTCATCATCATAAAACTCGGTGAGGAGATTTACGGCACTTTGATAATTGTCAAATTCTAGGAGAAAATTGGGGTTACCCCCGGCAGGGCCGAAGGCTTCACTGTTTACAATTGTCGCTTGGTGCTTCTCAAGGAATGCAAGGACACTGGCAACAGGACAGTTAGCATCAAAGTCAATATCAACACGGTATCTCATATCTTTCTCCATCGTTTATATGATCATTATACCAGGTATAGATGAAGAGTCAAGGAGAATCGTTTGGCAACAACCGTGACAAGTTGACGCACCCTAGCGGACGTCGGTGTTGAGTTTGGGCTTGCGGTCACGGATCAGTTCCCTCTCTCTTATATGGGCCGCAGACTTGCCACGGACGACCTCTAAGACACTGACAACAAAAGCATCGGCACCGTGTTTACGGATAGCGGTGCATAGCTTCCAGCCTTTGTCTTCATTCAAAGCACGGTTGACATGCTTATTCCATCGACGGGTTAGGGACGCATTAATGCGGCCTTTGTCAACAAAGGTCACCCCGATATACTCTTTGTTGTTTACAGACAACGAGTATATGAGATGTTTACGGTCAGAACGGGGTTTGCGTTTAATTTTGATCATACCTTCATTATACCAGGTTTCTGGAATAAGTCAAGGACTATTTTGGTGATCGAGGTGTATTATTTTGGCACAACTCTAAGTCTATCAAAGTGGTAAAGTGTTTACATTGATATTATCAAACCTTTGTTTTGCAGTTTCAAAGAAACTTTTATCTCTCTCTATTCCAATAAAGTTTCTTTGATTATTGATAGCAGCAATACCAGTTGTACCACTACCCATGCAAGGATCCAGAACAGTGTCATTTTCATTAGAGTATGTTTTGATCAAATAGTCGTATAGTGCTATAGGCTTTTGTGTCGGATGCAGTTTACCTTCAAACTCTGCTGTTTTGAAATATAGAACACTCCGAGGATATCTAGTACCATCTTCATTTTTAACATGAACGGCTTTTTTCTGTGATCCATATTGTGTTGCATCTCTTACTGCTTTACCTTTATCGTATGGATCACCTTTTGACATTTGAGGATTATATGTTGGTTGTTTTTTGTAAAACACCACAATATCTTCATGTGCTCTTAATGGCTGCTTCTTTGCATTTAGATACCCGGTCGATTTTGATTTCTCCCAAACTAAACAATACTTAAACATATCATAGTTTGAAGAAATCAAAAACGATGTAAAGGGTTGAGATGCGGTAGAGATTATGGCAGCATTTGGTTTGCATATGATATCAATGTGCTTCCAAAACTTTTCATAATCTATAATCACATCCCATTGATTGCGGGACTTGTTAAGTGTACCATAGGGAAAGTCGGTCAATAACAAGTCCACGCTTTTAGGTTCCAGCTTACCCAGAACATTAAACATATCATCGTTGAATAATGTTAAGGACATGCTTTTCAAATCTCCTAATTTCACTAGCATCAATGGGATCACAGGTTTTGTATATTGGGTTTTTAGAGTTGCGTTTTTTTGTTGTATTGACGAAGAACGTGTCAAAGTTATACTCTTCGGAGTAATAACCCCACGCATTCTTACCAACTGCATTTTGACCTGCAAAGATAATTGATGGAACATCTTTTCTAACTTTGCGAATAGTTTCAAAATCATCTACGGCACGTTTTAGATAACAAACATCAAGATAGGTCTTGCATTCGATAATTAGAACTAGTTCATTGTTTTTATATACATGCCAATCAACCTGAATGTTTTTTATCTTATACTTTTTACTTTTACTATAAACCGTAAGGTAATCGTTTTTCAGGATTTTTAACGAAGGATCGATGTTGTTTAGAATATGATAGCACAAATCTTCATACAGCTTTCCAACAGAATTGCGAACAGCACCCTGACCTTTTTTGTCGTATGTGTTTTTCAACAAGGAAACTTGTTTGTTATATAAAGATATAGCGGTTTGAACACTAGACATGATATATACCTCATCACAAGATTTCAGTGTGGATCATTATATACTATAGGAAGCAAATGTCAAGGGCTAGATATGTTGACAATCAATGTTCAAAGAAATCATCCACTTCGTCAAAGTCCTCAAGATGTTCCATCCACGCTTTCTTGAGGTTCTTCAGAGGACGCTTGTTATGCATCTCGGAAGGGATACGTTCTATGCGCTTACCGCCGTATCGTTTTTCTTCCTCATACAGATCGGCATACATTGGATCAATTTTCTGATTTGTTACTTTACGCTGTTTCATCATCATCACCTATTCTGGCAATAGTCCTTTAAAGGCTTCGTTCACTAGCTTTGGTGTTAGATAAGGAACTTTGAGATCCTTCATCAACATTGCTATATAAATCTCTGCCTCTGGAGGTTCAAGTGACTCCAACAACTGCAGGAGTAATTCCATTCTTCGCTTATCCGTGAGTGCTGGAGGTGTTCGTGGATTGTTTTCCATGAACAAATAGATTTTGCTCAAAGCATCTGTCATATGGTTGTATGACAGACCTGCTGGTACAGGTTCTTTTCTATAGTCAGGTGCTTTCTTGATGGCAAACTTGATATCAGGATGCATAGCACCCATAAGAACATTTCTCAATGCCCAGCTATCGTTACTCTGCAATACGCTGATACGTGTATCACGGGAGGGAGCCATCTTGAACTCATTAAAAACTTCGTAGATATTCTTTTTACTGCTCATTGTGTTCCTCAAAAGTCGGAGATCGACTCAATCATTGCCTTAAGGTTCTTCTGGATAAAGTAGTCCAGCATCTTTTGTTTTGTAGCAGGCTTTGTTTCATCAAAGGCTGTTACAATCTTCTTCTGAACCTCATTAGGAATATAATCAAAATCAACCAAAGTTTGATTGCGTTTAAAGCCACGAAGCATAGTATCGTTGGTGCAGAAAGTCTCCGCATCTTGTGATAACCACTCCTGTAGGCGCTTACTATTTATCACCTTCTGTCTTTCACCAGCAGCAAAGGTATTGTCGGCCGATAGAAAGTTAGGAACACCATCGCCACGATCACCACGAATGATATGCTCCTTGATAAACATCTTTGGATTATCAATCTTAATGAAACGCTTTAGTATCGGTGAATACTGTGTTACATTAGGATACTTTTGCAATTGACCAAAGTCTTTGTCTGACGATAGAATGAGCACTCCGCCATGTGGAGCCAAACGTGCAGTTAGCACGGCTATAACGTCATCAGCTTCAGCACCATCAACGTCAATGACCTTGTATGGGAAATACTCTTTTAGGTCGTCACGAATACGATTGAGTGTATCAAAGATCATACCCCAATCAAGACCAGACGCTTCACGGTCATGCTTGCGCTGTGACTTGTAGAAAGGAAAGAAATCCCTACGCCAGTATTTCTTGTTATCGCAGCAAAGGATAACATTAGGATACTTTGCCTTGAATTGCTTTACATTGGATCGGATTGTATTGATAGACATGTGGCGAACGAGGTCTTCACTGATTTCATTTTCTTTCGCCACGTGTTTTAGATGTTGCATTAGATTAGAGATTAGAACCTGGTTAAGGTCAATCAACATATAAGACATTTTATATTCCTTTTTGATATCCTATGATATCACTCTTCACTATCTTTGTCAAGTTTAGATTTCATCATATCTTCAATGACCTTTTGGATTTGTTCCTCAGTCATATCTTCCATCGCTTCCGCATCTTTCTTGGAAATGATCTTGATGTTCTTTTCGATGTAAGGATGTAGATGGTGCTCAAAGCCAAACTGACGATAGACCGCAGCCCTAAGAGCATCTACAACAAGAACCAAATCTTTGGTAAAGGACTCGTCCTCTACACTTACATAATAGTTATCAAGTTCGGTAATGATGATTGATGTGATCTCTGTTACAATGCTATCAGCCATTTTCTGATCGGCACGTTTCTGTCTTTCTTCTAGCACATTACCTGGGACATCACGGACAACTTTATGCTTTGGGAACTCGATAACCTTATCAGTCATTTACTTATCCTTATTCTTTAAGTCCTGATACACACCCCATATTAAAAAAGTAACAGTGAAGAATCCGACAAACATTCCCGTGTAGATGAAAGTCCAAATAACATCAATCATTTCACGATCCTCAAGATTATCGTATCTTTGTTGATACGACCGTTAGCCTTGCTTTCAGTTGTAGATAGGTTCTTCATTATGCTGCGTAGATCGACCTTACCAGCATTCAATACTTGTGGCATTACTTGTTCTGGCTTACGGACTTTCTTAGTGATGGAAGCATCCGTATCATATCCTGTAATCGTAGTCCCTCTGACCGAAAGGCCCGAACGACCCACGGCATGATACACAGAAAGATTACGAGTTTTAGGATTATAGACCCAGAGTTGCGGAGCATTGATAATACCTTTCGGATCGACACTTGTGATATTTAGTTCTTTGAACTCAGGTAGAAATTGGAGTTTGGCAACCAGAGCACTCGCAGGTTTTACTTTCTTTGCACGTGGTTTACGAATAGCCTGTCCTGCAGCATCAACCTCTGTCATATGGTCAATGATCTTCTTTAGGAAGAGACCCATGATTTTAAGAACCGGCTTACGCCATCCTTTATACGCTTCAACAAGGTCGGCGTCTTTGCCTTCTTGGGCTTCAACGATCTCTTCGTATTGAGGACGGAAGTGTTCTGCAATCCTCTTCGCAATTTGCGGTTTAATTCCCTTCTCAA